CTTCGACGATAAAACTAATAATTTTATCGAAGGGTCACCCGCTCAGCTTCGACATCCCTGAGCAGAGATGTCAGAAGCGGCGACCCACCGAAGTCGAACCTTCGACTTCGGCCTCTGCGCCACACCACTCTTCCAGGGGCTGGAAGGAAGTGGTTTCTCAGTGAAATACTGAAGAAGCGCAGAGTCGTCTTCGATCGCGGTCTTTCGCACCCCTACTACCAGTTGGGGCACGAGGACCTCGAACCTATGTAAGTCCTGGTTCCAGCGACTCCTATAGAGGAGAAGCGGGTCAGGCATCACATGGGTTTTGAGACCGAAGACACCGGAGTTAGCAGATACGTAGGGAGCTTCCTCCCGACGTACGGTCGACGCGAGGTACCGAGCTGAGTGTAACAACCCCTTTCCAAGGAAGTTGTTATGCACCGCGACTGTACTCGCTACCGACTCCGGTTTGCCCGTGTTCGGACCGTTCCAGTATGCAGGTGTGACCTGAACACCACGGAACGCGTCAACACCGCAAGACTCCCTGAAGTTTCCTTCAGAGAAGCTCTTTTGTGTGTTGACCTTGAATTCGAGGAATTCAAGAGCCTGAACACAAAGCTCCCTGCTATCTTTGGGGATGACAATGTCATCACCAAAGACGGCCACCTCTCCAATGAGAGAGCTGATGCTTTCAACAGTGACACGCATCCGCCTAGTAGTTAGGACGGACGCTAACGCCACTGAGAGAAAGAGTAGGCTCTCGATCGGAAAGGTACAGGCGCTACCCATAGTCGCGAATTTCTTCAGCGACTGGCAGAAGCCCCCCTCGAGGGGAACAACTACGCTACGGGTACGCGTCGCGTGCAATGCGGACAGGAGACCTGGTAGCCTCCAGAATGCGCATTGCACTACCCGACAGGTGACACGATCGGAAGCACTGGAGAGATCCAGTGTACAGAGGGTGTCATCTGCCGAAGCCTTCAAGCAGAGCTCCTGGTTCAACTCCTGACTATGGAAAGTCAGGAAGCCGGACACGAAGCTTCGACTTGAACGAACAGACAGATAATGCCAGATGTTTTGCTGGCACCACTGGTGTTCGGTTGGCTCGGCCGCGATTAATCGCGGACGGTCAACGGTCTTCGGGACAGCGATCAGCCTTGATGCAGCCTCGTAAGAGGTAACATCAGGGTTATCTGCTGCCTCGCCCCAGGCTGAATGGCTATGGAAAGCACAGTCAGCGTAAGGGTAGACGCGCTCGAGACGATCAGACCAGTTCGTGAAACAATACTTGTTCCGCGAAATGTTCGGATCGGCGACAGCGCCAGGGCCATGTCTGAAGCTCCAATCACTGGGAGTATACTCCCCCAGAGCGGAGCAAACCAACCTGACAACCATGTCAAGGTTGGCCGTGAGGCCGAACATCTCGATCTTGTTAAGATCGGGATGCTCCCTAAGCTTCATCCTATAGTAGGGGTCCCGATAGAAATCGGAACGCCCCAGGATAGCGAAGGGATCATCGCCATCCCACCCCTTTGGAGGAGTGGAAAGGCTCTGATCGACAGCGAGGAAGTCGAGAATTTCCTTTTCGACAGCCTCGTCACTGCACGCCACCGTAGCCTTCTTACCAACCAGCAGAAGCTGGCGGATAAGGGCAACGGCGGTAACGTCGCAGTCATCACGCAGACGGCCACGCTCGTCAAAAACCAGTAAGTGGAGGCCCCGAAGAAACTTCGGGACAGCCACCCTCCGAGAGACTCGCTTTGTTAGCGGTAATCCGGAGGAGACGTACTGGCTCGACGCAAGGCACCTATCCAGGTGCTTAGCGGCGGCGGGCATGTCTGTCAGATAAACTGACAGGCCACGCGCCTTGACAAGCGCGTGAAGGCGGACGAGATCTCTCTCAAACTCCACCTTCAGGTCAGGGTACGCCTGGGCAGCGTCTCGTAAGAGACACTCCCAGACACGGCTCAGTTCCAGCACGTAGCTTTTCATGGTGGTTCTTAAGCCTCCATCTACGCTGCGCGCCTTCACGAACGTTGGAGTCTTACGACTCCCAGTTCAGCAGGTTGGTCATCTTGGCGAAGGAAGTCTCCGTGCAGAAAGCACAGATGTACTTCCAGACGTCGAGATCAGTGTCTCCGGGCTTATGCTCGAAGACAATGTATGCCTTCCGGATGAACTCAGGAAGATCAGCCGTCGCGAAAACCGTTTGCACGACTTCCACGTTGTGCCGATCGCGTGCGACCGCCGTCGGGGTGGCTTTCACCTTCGAATGGCGAATCTTCAAGCGGGTCTCTTTCAGAGTCTCCACAAGGAGATACTCTGAGCCGTACCCATCCTGGTTGATACGAGTGACCGTAAGGTCATTCGTACCATCGAGAACGTAAGTGTTGGCGAGCATGGAACTTTCCCTCAGTGAACAGACAGAACGTTGATGGCCTCCTCAGGCCATCACCGCTTCGCCCTACGAAAGAAGCCAGGAAGGCCTCGATCGTAGTTCGAGACTGCGAGTGCACTGAGGATCGACCACTTGCCGCTATCCAAAAGCGGCACGGTGGACGGAAGGAGCGGCAGCCAAAGAACGATATCATTATATCGCTCTTTGATTTCCCATTCCTCGACTGTATTCTGAGTAAGAATACACCACGAGGGAAGGGTGCCGGGCTTGATGGTATAATTGGCTTTACTGCCAATCGTACGCATCACGCACGCGTCGGCCCAGTACGCAGGAACCTGGTTGTTGTACAAGGAGATTTGATCTCCAAGGTCACCGAACCAGTCTGCGAACCAGGACCAGGGAGTTAACTCCCAGGCTGTCTTCAAGAGCTCGAATGCAGTGATCCCGTAAGTCAGACGTTCGGCAAGTTCAGACGTGCCGTCATCTGCGGGCAAAGGTACAGCAGAGGTGCTAAGTTTCCACTTAGCGGCTCCCCATGTACGTTCACTGTAGTCGATACTCCACAAGAATTTCAGGGAAAATCCCTGACCGGTGCTCCCAAACACTTCTGTTTGGGGTACCGTTGTCTTGTTGCTCGACAGGCCGACCCTTCTCCTGACAGTTTCACCATTCGCGAGACGATCAAGATATCTTCGTCGTTTATCAACGACTTGGACAAATTGACACATCTTGCGAATGTCGCTGATCATAGGCTTAATGGCCCATCTCCAAGAGATGTAGCCATTTGCGGCCATACCCATAAGGGTATTGCCCATTGCCTGGATCAGACGCGGGATCCCTTGCAGCTGCTTCTTGAATGAAGCAGATGCGAGCTGCTTAAAGATCGCGGGAAGGCCTTTAACGACCCCACCGAAGTCTTTAAGTTCACCAAGGCTAGTCGGTACGCTCGAATGAACGTACGAAGGACTAGTTTGGTTCAGCACGTCCCTCATCAGTTGCTGAATAGCTGGAATATCCAGACTACCATAGTAACTGCGAGGGTCCCGGGCAGTAGCAACGCGATCCACCGGATACGCTTCGAGCTTTCGAAGAAGTATCGTGTGACCAGCGTTCCATTGCTCACCCGACAGACGAGCTCGAATGGTCCATCGACTGTGACTTTCAAACGGATTAACGTTTGGAAAGTTGTGGATGATGTCCCAACACTCTCGTTCTTGCCCACAATTATCGTTCCTTGACACCGTGGTTCCAGGCGGGATCGTACCGTTGAAGTACGTACCCGTATGGATTGCACGATCGTCTGCAGAACGATAACGGGCAGTCATGGTGAGATCCCTTTAGGAACTGTCGTTCCGTCCTCGGAGTCCACAAAATGTGGAATGAGAGGTCTCATGGCGGACCGGAACACCCGGT